TGCATCCACAATTCTGAAATCAAATGAATATCCTGAGAATGTAATATTATTAAGATCGTTAGTTGTTTTTTCTTCTCCTTTCTTTGTGTAGAACCGATTTGTGTTGAAATCAACTTTTGTGACAGAAGCCAAATCTATCATTAAGTCCACGTTATTATTGATAGTTTTGTCCTCAAGTTTATACAATGCTGCATCCTTTACATTGATTCCATATTTAATAAACTCCTTTTCAATGATATTAAAAAATAGATTTGACGAATACCTATTTGAACCCTTGTTGTTTGTAAAGTCATATGCAGAGTTTCTCAATATTACATTAATCTCTGTTTTGTTTTTGTAGACGGATGATATAGGTTTCTTCGATGTGAATACATTTTCCTTTCTCTCAAATTTAATAAATTTCTGCGCCATTGATGCGTTAGCGGAAAATATAAAAGTGAGTATTACAAGTATTGATCTTTTCATATTTCTATTTAAGTTTTTGGTTTTGTTGGATGTTTATAGTTCACTTTAGATTAGTTGTCGGGTCTTTGGGTGTTGCCTGTAACGTTTTGCGCTTTGCGTTCGGTGTGGGAAGAAAGTACTGATGTTTAAAGTCGGTAGGATGTTCATAGAATTTTCAGCTGTCGAGCCAAGTAAGAAAGCCACACTGACGCAAAACGCATGTTGGTGGCTGCCGAATCAATTATCTCTAAAACTTTTCACCAAATCTTGAGCACATTTTCTTATAAAAATTTCCAAAGAATTAGTCGTAATTGTCTCTATAAGTTCAAATTCTTTTGATTTCCCTTTTCTTTTATAGGTTGAAATTAAACACCCATCATCAGGGCATGGATTGTAATTAAATTTATAATTACCTGCAATTTCATTATTCTTGACAATAACAACTTTAAACTCAATAGAAGCTCCATATCCTAAATAGCTTGTAGGCATAATGATAGTTTCCTCTACTCCAGATTTTTTTCTTTCTGTTACCTTATTAGTTGTATATAAAACAGAAGTTTCAATATTTACTACTTCTAATATTAAATCAGTCTCCGTTAGTTCCTTTAGTTTTGAATAGTCGTTGGAAGTAGATTTGTTTACTAGTTCATTAAATAAACCTCGATCTCTAACCACAAATCCTGACTTTAAAAATTCCTTCTCAATGGAATTATATAGAATAGTAATATCTTTTGAATTTACGGATTGACTTGTTACTTTATCAGAATTGTTTGGAACTCTTAAAACAATTGCAGGGGACTTATTCTCTTTAAATATTTTTTTCAAATTGGCATTAATTATAATTTCATCGTCTTGTTTAGGATACTTTACGATTTTTGTTACGTTACATGCCGATACAATTAGAAATGCCATGATGATTAGAGGGTTTCTCATTTTTATTTATTTTTTTGTAATTTATAATTACTTAGTTTTTACAGCGCTCTTGACATTCTTAATGTCTTTAGCTTTTACAACTCCCTTTACGGGGGCAATTGTAGTCTCTAATTCTGACACCTTAGGGACACGGAAAAACAATGTCTGCTTTGTCTTATCAAAATGAATTTGAACATTAAAATTCAACTTCTTAGCTTGGGCACGAATTCTCTGCTGCATTGAATTGTACTTCTTGCCTGGCTGAATACCTTCAATTGAGTAAGGCTTGCCGTTCTCATTTGAAAGAATTAGTGTGTCAATAATTGTCTGCAACTCTGCCGATGTACGACCAGTTCTAGAAATTACTGGGAAATTCATTGCTTCTTTGATTTGCATTTTATTCTCCTAATTATGTGGATTTGTACTGCCAATTGGCATGTCATAGACATTATCACCAACAAAACGCAAAGATGCAGTTTTCTGCATTTTTTTAATTAAAAATCTTTTTCGTTAATTTTCTGGGCAGCATTTAACTGAGCTATTAAGATAGCATTCTGAGTAGTTAACTCTGCAATTTTATCTGATAAAATCTTAATAACAAGCTGGACATCAACTTGAGTTTCATTTTTCATATACTCTCCAACCATTTCTCTCCGTCTTGAATTTCAGTTTTGGTTTGCGTATAACCTGGGACAAACCCTCCCAAATCGTTATTATACACTCTCACCGTACCAAATTCCTCCACATCATCATATTTTTCACTATCTGCATCAAACCCAATTATTTCTATTTCAACATCTTGTTCCATTGCCATGTTCTCAATTGCGTTAAATACAGAACCAGCCAATGCGTCAGCTAAATCTTTTGAGCCAGCGTTAGGGTGATCAATCTTATTATTAGAGAACAGTCTTAACTTTAAAAGCTCTTCCTCTACTAAGATTTGATTCCAATAGCCCCTAAGTCTTGTATCATAAATTGAGGTCATCAATGTATCATAATCAGTTTTCTTAACTGAGTGAAAGTCTGCGTTAATACCTTGTGCTCTTAAACTTTGAATCATTTCAATTGATTGCCAACGGTCAAATGTTACTTTTGCTACATCAAACCTCTTGCATAAATCAACTATCAATTGCCTTACTGATGCAAAATTAATCTCTTCTCCTGGTGCTGCTTTCCATGAGTGAATTAAATCAATATTAATGATTGGTAAGTATTCAACTCCCATTGATGTTGTAATTTCTTTAAACCCAGCACAATGAGACATACATAGAGCTGTTCTATCTCTTTTAAATCCAAGGTCAATATGAATATACCTTCTGTGCCCATCTGTATTATTAAACCACTTATGAAATCTTCCTTCTTCATCTAATGGATCATCAGCATACAAAAAAGCTTTTCTAACTTTTTCTTCATCTCTAAAATATGCGTCTTCCATTGTTGGAGGTTCACATTCAAATCTTGATGCTGCTTCAATTGGATTTCTAATATACTCTGATTCCAATTGTTCTCTTTTAATTGTAGGATTAACTTCCCAAGTAGCAGCTTTAATTGACCAAGTTTTTGGCTCTTTCTTCTCTCTAGAATTAAAATATCTTTGTTGAATAAAGTCACCTTTATAGCGAGGGAAAGACAATAGAATTACTTTACCTATTTCTGGGAATCTGGACATGACAGATAATTTACTCATGTTATAAATTGCAGATGCCGATCCTTTTGATCTAATCTCACCTTTTAATTCACTATCTGTTTTAAAGGCTGAGATTTCATCCAAGATTACTGTTAATACTTCATAACCTTCCCAACCTTCTGATTCAGAGTGACCAGAGAATAATCTTACTGGGCGAGAAAAGAAAAATATTTCTGATACTCTAGGTTCAAATCCAACATTATTAAAGAAAGGAGAAGATAGCAAAAGGTTCTTTAATGGTTCAAAGAACACTCTCTGAGCCTGCTGAGCGTTAACAGCCAGGTTTAACAAGTCAATATAAACACCGTGAGCTTTACCGTAATAACCCAAAGGGTCTCTTAAGCAATGCAATAAGTAAACTGTATAAGCCATAGATATTCTTGCACAATGGTCTTTTCCTGATCCTTTGCCTAACATGCAAATTACTTCATTGTCTGTATACTTGTTGTAATACTCTAGACCTTCTTTTTCTCCATAAAGTTTTTGCAAAGTCGGTAATTTCAAAATCTGTGTGCTATGCTTTACGATCTCAAGCTGAATTTCAGATAGGGGTGGTAATCCTAAATAATGTTTATCTTGAACAAAAGTTTCAATAGAGACAGGTTCTTCCATAAGTTCATCCTGACGGAGTAACCTATCAAAATCATTAAACTCAAGATTAATGCCGAGGAAATCAGACATATATCAATTCCTCTTTTTTACATAGGGCGATTTGAAAAGATCTCAAAATATGAGCTTTTTCCCATATGCGATTTCTAAAAGATCTCAAAATATGAGCATTTTTGCATAGGGCGATCCAAAAAGATCTCAAAATATGAACTTTTTTACATATGCGATTTTGAAAAGATCTCAAATTATGATTAATTTTCATCATCATCATGTTCAATTGCATCCTCAACAATTTTTGTTACTTTACCACTCATAATTTCAAATGCAATTTCAAGTTCCTTACGGACTTCATTTGCAATATCTGGGTACTTTGAAATAACATCACGCAAAATCTTTGACAAGATCTGATTAACATTCTCTGCCTTTTGCATTCTGGCAATGTATTCACCGTCAGTTTGGTTCCCGCCCATAAGCTTGTGCAGCTGAGCTTTCTTTGTTGCCAAATCTCCAGCCAATTTAATAGCCTGGATTCTGGCTGCAACCATCCCATTGTCTGTTGCAATAGTAATAGTCTCCCAGGCTTCTTTGCTTAATTCATCAAACTCAGTAAGAGCTTTGATTGTATTAAACTGAACTTTTTCAAGGAAAAATGGGTCTTCTTCAATTGTTTGATTTAAAATCAATTTATATTCTTCAATATATTCTTTTATTTCATTTACAGGAATAGACATGAGAGTTGATATCTCTCTCATTGAATAACCCTTTACATGCAAAAGACCGACTTGTTCAACATCTTTAATTTTCTCAATCAAGCTTTTCGTTTTAACTAATTCAATATCTGACATAATCTATCTATATACCTCTCCGACACTTTTTCCCATGTCATGTTTTCATTTATATATAATGCCGACATGTATGTGCGGTTGGAAATTTCTTCGTAATTGTTTACTGTATACAACATTTTATCACATAAATCGTCAAAATCTGGCTTTGCCCAGTGCCCTGTGTCTTGATATATGCCAGACATTTTATAATCCGACATTGAGTAATCAAGCGGAATAGAGAGATGAGCAAACTCAGTACAAGCAGAAAAGTTTGTGCATATTGTTGGTATGCCCTTCGCTATGCCCTGGAATGGGAGCAGCCCCCACCCTTCTCCACTTGTAGGGTATAATACGCAATCTACTTTATCGTAAATACGACCAAGTTCTTCTGCGCTGACTTCCCAATCAATTATATTAATCTGCGGATGATCAAGCTTGTCCTTCATCCCGTTGATAATTGATCTCGCATCAGCTGGTCCTTTGGATTTATAAATCATTTGGTACTGGTCATTCCCACCAAACAGTTTAATGAATGCGTCAACAGCCACCTGGGAGTTTTTCCTCGTAGATGGGGAGCCGATACTTAAGAAAGTAAATGGTCCTTTCCTGATTCTCTTACGAGGAAAATATATCTCAGGGTCAACGCCTAATTGAAAATTATAAACTGGTTTTGTAACTCCACTGTTTATAAAAACAGACCGCATGAAATCAGATGCAGTCCAGATTTCATCCATTCTGTTTAAATCATCTATCCACCCACCTGGAAGCTGGTTAGTCTCCCAGTACGAGAACCCAATCTTATAATCGCCATACTTGCCATAAGATTCTGGCAGGCAGTGATTGATCACCACACCTTCATGAATATCGTTTGTTCTTGCATACCCAATCTGAAGCCCGCTAATTTCTTGCGGACTTTCATTTTCAATCTTACGAAAATCTAACCCGCTCTTACTAATGTGCTTTGTTAGATGATATGAAGCATCGCCATAACCTTCGCCAATTCTTGACGAACCATTATCTGTCCAAGTGATCATTCTTCTACTTGAAACGCAATCTT